CCGCCGCCACCGCCAAGGCCAGACAAGGCGTTCTGGTAAAGAGTGTTGATGTTCCCGGAGTTCGCCATTTGAGCGGCGTTCGTCTGGGTCTGGTATTGCGTATAGCCTTGGGCGGCCAGCGCAGGGTCCACGGTCTGGTAATTGAAACCAGTCTGGAGAGGGGCGCTTGTTCCGTATTGAATTTGCCCGGAGGTTGGGGCAATGGAGGTCTGGAGACCAAGGTCAGAATTCAACTGCGGCCCAGCCGTCATCTGCTGCGTGTTCAAATTAAGAACACGAGCGACAAGATCGTTGATGCCTTGGAGCTGTATGGTCTGCGGGTCAGTGGCCCCGGAACCGAGGACGGAAGCAAATTCAGAGGAGTTCTTAAAGGCGTCGAGAGACGCCTGTTGAGCAAGGGCGTTTGCTTGGTCTGGCGGTACGCCTTGCGCAATAAGAGCATCGCGCTGGGCGGTGTATTGATCTCCCCAAAACTTAAGTCCGGCAGCGTCAGGACCTCTCCCAAAACTGTCTTGGTAAAGCTGTGTGAGGAAGGCTTGTGACTCCATATCGTTGGCGTAATTGCCCTCGTTGAAGCCAGAGTAATTGTAGGTTCCGTCTGAGTTTTGCGTGACTCCCGGAGGCATGTATCCGGGGGAGCCGGGAATTGTCTGAGTGCCGCCGTTAATGCTCCACGGCGTATTCATTACGTTCGAGATAGTATTGATCTGGTTGTTGGCAAAGTTGGCCAAACCAAGCTGCGACTGTACGCCAGCGTCATAAAGAGCCTGCTGCTCAGGAGACAGCGTTTGCTTGCGGTCGAACAATGGCACCTGATAGGAGTACATCTTGGGCGTGCCATCTTCATTATAGATGATGCCGCCATTCCTATCGCGCTCAAAGTCCTGCACCGTCGCATAATCACGCACGCTATATTCCAGCGTGCCGAGCGGGCTGTACTCATTCGCATTCATCAAGTACGCATTAGCCGTACTTGTCATAATGTTAGAGCCAGCCTCCGCGCGGGAGGTAGCATACGGATCTGGCGTTGGCGGCGGAGAAGGTGCAGACTTACCCATCGTTATTCATCCTTCAGATAGTCGAGCCATTTGCACTCTTCACGCAACTGCCCGTAGATCATAGCGTCATATTTTCCATCAAACGCCTTACGAATAGTTCCTTCCAGCTTCCATCCTACGCCCTCGAGGAAGCGGCGCGTGCGCTTGTTCTTACGGCTTGTGACGGCAGTAATGCGGGGAACGTTAAGTTGAAGAAACGGATAAGAGTACAAGCGCGCCAGTGTGCGAGGCGTGGCCCACTTGGCGCTGTTCATGTAAATGGAAATCTCTATATTGATGCCGGGGTAGTAGGTGTGAAACACGATGCCGCCGACAAGCTGGCCATTGCGGATTACGCCAAGGGCTGACAATGGATTGTCGAAAGCGCGCATGTGAGCCTGTGGCAAATTGGCCATGACAAAGGCTGCGACCTCCGCATCCTTGCGAAATAAAACATTGTCCACCACAACGGGGAAATTCTGTGCGTTCATAGTTCCTGTCCCTCCTCATAAATCACATCAATGCCATTGACGCGAAATTCCTCCTCGACAGTAACGGACATGGCAACGGAGATGGCAGAGCCAATCTGATGCCCGTCCGTCCAGCGCAGAACGGGGCCGACAGACCCCGCCCACAAATCAACATCCCACGTTGCCTCATCCCACAGCGCACCGGCAGTCACAAGTTGATTTGTGGAATAGTCGATGATGTTTGTATCGTAGTCCGCAAGCACAGTCGTGGACGGCTCATAGTTCTCGTTCGAGTAAACAATGGGCCGGACCATGTTGACCAGCTTCTGGTTCGGGCTATTGAACCTAGAATAGGCGGTCTGGATGCGGGCCTCTATTGGATTTCCATTATCGGAATAGGTGGCATTGCTGTAGATATAGACAGTTCCATCGACCCCGCCGAAATAGAACATGCTATTGAAAGAGCACCAGCACATTGTATTGATGTCAGTCCACCGGCTCCACATACCCGTGCGGGTAGATACGCAATACTGACGGGAGGAAACCCCTTCTTCAGTTGGCACGTTAACAATAGTGATTTGCCGAGTTGGATATTGCTCAATTTGCCATCCATTAAGCGTCCCGTAGTCCCGGTAGTCGTTCCAGATCAACCGGGAAATCTTGTCCGTCACCGCAGCCTGGAATTGTCCTGAAGAGGACAAGCCGAGGACTTGCGATAGAGGAATTACGCCAGCGGAGGTTATAACCGCAACGTCCGCGCCGATCTTTGTGAAACAGGAGCGACCCACGGGCTTGGGAATGTTATAGATGCCGACTAGAACCCAAGTGTTCGCATTATCCGGGTCCGTGCCTTGGTAAAGAAAGACTTCACCTTCACTCGTAATGAAAGCAGCCAGATCATCGCCACCATCTCCACTGTCTTTTGTAATGGTGCACATGCAGAGCATGTGACCGCCACGGCGCATAAGAGGCCCGAAGTCAATCTCCGTCGCCGCCCCGGAAATAGATAGTGTCCCCAAGTACCAGACAGATGAACTATCCTTCTCCACGAAGAACAATCGCTTCATATGTGCGTTAACATGGGCGAAGGTGTCGGAGGATACGCCTGTAATGGACGGGGTGACCCATGAGGACCCATTGTAATAGAAGGCGTTGTTTATTCCGTTCACGCAGTATGTGTAATTGCTGCCTGCGGTTGCAAACTGACAAGAGATGACGTTCGGGCTGTCGAGGCCAGTGGCAACGGCGGCACCCACGGCCCCGGCCGTGGTAACATCATAAATACTATCATCCGCAACCGCGAACAGCTTCTTGCTGGCATCGCTGGGGTGAACATAGGGAAGGAGGGCGGCAATCGGATTGCCAATGCCCGTCACATGCGCATCGTACCCATTGCGCAGGACAACACCCAATTCCTCAACGATGAAATTATCTAAAGAAAGAGCGTCCGTTATGGGGACGCTTGGAACGGGGTCGCGAGCATTTAGTCCGCCAACGGGAGGAGGGAAGGTCTCCTGCCTAGCGGACTTGCGGAGAGTTTTGATGTTGCGTCCAAAGTACATCAATCACCCCGTGGAATACCCAGTCTCAGGGATATTATGCTCATAATCAGACATAGCGTGGGGGCCATCGTTGAGGTCGAGCATGTCGCCCCCTATGACCGCACCCTGCAAATTGGTCAACGCGGACTGGTACTCCAGCCATTCGCTCTGTGCATCTAGGCGTTTGGCGCGGCGGTAACGGTACACCACCCCCAGCGTCAAAACCAGTGGGTCCAGCACCGTAGTATCCGTGTCCAGCGTGTAAAGTTCCTTGGGGGTGCCTGCGGCCGCCCTGACCCAATACTTGGAGACGTACTTGTACTTCAGCGTCTCAGCGGCGGTCGGCGTCGGCCAGATACGGATGGCGGACCCTTGGAGGGTGAACCGCTTGCCCGTACCGGCCTGTACGCCGAGGCCGTTGTTGATGTAGGCGTGGACGGCTTGGCTGTCCGGCCCTTTTATGGGCTTGCTGTTGGTGACGTCCCAGAAGGAGCCTTGGACCACCCGATCGAAGTCAGCCGGGAAGGTATAGTCCTTGGTCCCGTCAACGGTCGTGATGGTTTCTTGGTCCGGGTCAATAAGCACCGGCCATTCAAAGGTCCGCATGAGATACCGGCCCTCCAGGTTGACAAGCGCCTTTAGGTGAAGCGGAAAGTCCGCCGTGGCGGCCGCAACGGAACTAGGGGCGCGCAGGCCAATGAGTCCCGCGGCGTCTTGGCAAATGGAGAGCAGGGTTGTCATTCGACCTCATCCTTTTCGACCTTTTCGACCTTTTCCCGCTCGGACACCTTCTTTAACCCGCTGGTCATAAGGACCTGCTGGTGAAGGGCCTCCTTCTCCTTCTGGGTGAGGGGCTTTTTCTGATTCCCGTTCTGGGGCAACGGGTCCGTTTTGCGCCCATGCTCCCGGACGTAATCGCGGGCGCCGTTGCGCAGCGTCAGCCACCCCATCCCAAGCTGCTGGCATGTTATGTCCGGCAGGTCCGCCAACTGCTCCACTGAGAAGATTTTGTGCATGGCCAAAAAATCCTTATGGCCAATCTCAATCCCCTCCACCTTCTCCAGCGGGGTTCCGGTGGGGACGATCTGATCCCCGGAGCAATACGCCTTCCACTCATTCGGGAAACGCTGGAGGTCCTCCGGCTTTACATCGCGGGTGAGGGTTGTTTTCTCCCCGACAAACTGAAAAAAGACCTTATCCGCCCCGGTGGCATCTTTGAAGAACTCGACATTGATTGGCATTTCACCACTCCTTCATTAAGTCCGCAACCATGTGCGGACGCGGCAAGCCATGGAAACAAACTACGGAGCACTCCTCCCCCGGCATGACTCCTTTGCCGATGGACTGCTTAAAGGACTGGATCACGAGCGGAAAATTGCCCCGGAGGTCAAAAATCTCGTCGTGAAACAGTGCGTCGAGGAACCGCCCGTCCGGCCCCATGGTTGGCATACCAGCGGCGACATAGGCGGACCAGATACGATCTGCCATCTCGCCCCCACTGGAAAACGTCATTACCGCAGAGTCATAGAACTGCGGATGGTAGAAATCAGAGATCATACCAAGGCAATCGAACGGAACGGCCTCGAGGAAATGGAGCGGACCGGTCGTCACGGTGTCCAGATCGGTAAAAAAGACCTCCTCTTCCTGATCGAACATATCGGGATGAAAGAGGGCCATCTTATCCCACCATGAGTTGGTCACGGGGATGCCACACCGAATGAGGTCTGCGTCCCGGATGATCTTGGTTCTGGCGCCAAGGCCCATCTGGCGCGCAATGGCTTTCTCCCATGCCAATTCGTACCGGACGCCGTGGCCTTGGTAATTGCCGGTCGAGACCGTCACATACAGCATCACTTCCTCCGAATGATTTTGCTGCGCTTCAACTCCAATGGGTCCCGGTCCCATGTGTCCTGTAACAAGCCAGACCCGTAAAGGTAGATGGTGATAGGCTCCACATCCTCCTCGTCCATGCGCTGGGCCATGGAAAAGAAATCCATTACCTGCTGGATGAAAGAACGGGAGGTATTGATCTCCGGGACAGCGGCAATCTCGTCACGCCGGTCCTCGTAGGCGTGCGTCTTGCCATCGCGGAAGGATGAGTCCAGCCCATGAAGATGGAACTCCCGGAAGCCGAGCGTGTACCCAAGCGTCACCCAGCGCAGGCCCATCGTGGAGCCGCCACCGACCGATAGCCGGGGGCCATACAGTTCATTCAACTGCTCCTTGCCCCTAGCGTGCCAGAGCGTGATCCGGTTCTTCTTGGAGACCAGCGCACGGATAACGGAGGGGTGAACGATGGAGGCGATAAAATAGGTGACGCCGGAATAGACGGGAACCTCGTCCACCATATGAGCGCCCGGATCCATGACGCCACAAAAGTGAGACCGGATATGGTTGTCGGCGGCAAATTTGAGGGACTTGTTGACGGTGGCGATGTAGGCGTTCTCAGGCCGGTCGCGGAACGTGTCCGCAACGCTGGGGCCACCGGAGAGGACCACAAGGGGGCGGGCATGGGCGGCGAAGGGCTGGTGAAGTTCCGGGAGACCCAGCTTAATGTTGACGAGAAAATTCTTCACGCACCGTTCGACAGGCGTGGCCATTTCAGTGGGAATAAGAGAGGAGAGGCGGGAGATATCCCCCGCCTCCTTTACTTGTAATCCGATCACGAGCCGGACTGCCTATCATTCACCCACGGATAGGCGATCTCGAAGTCCGCCACGAAGGAGCCGACCGTGGTGGTGGAGGCTCCCTTGGCATTGATGACGAGGTCACCAGCCACGGAGGCATCGTCCACGGAGCCAGCCGTGCCGGAAATCCAGACCTTGGCATCGTCAGCATAGAGCGTGAGGCACTTGCCCACGGCCTTGCCGAAGATTTGATACCAGCCGTACTGATTGGCCACGTTTGCGGACATGGAAACGGCCACGGGGCCGATCGCATTTGCCGCAAGTAGCGTGGTGGAGCCATCGTCCGAGTTGTAAGTCACCCAGCTTCCGACTGCCGTGCTTGCGACACCCTTCAGGTAGATGAACTCACCTTCCCCATAGCTGGGGTCAGTGCCACGGACGCGCGTTCCAAGAGGTAGCTTCTTGGTCGTGCTGGTCTCCGAGAGCGGCTGGGCCGCAGGGTAGTTGACGATCTTGTATGCCATGTGTGGTTTCTCCTTACGCGATCACGACGCCCTGGAGCGAACGGTTGGCAATGGTCATGTTGCCGGCCCACGTGACGGGCATAACCATTGCGTCTTGGTTGATGGAAGCCCGGTTTGCGAGCGGCTTGTACTCACGACCCTTCGCCGGACGCATGTAAACATAGTCCGTGTTCAGGAAGTACATGTGAGACGCGGGGCACTGATCGTCATAAATCACAGGCACCTCGCCCATGTAAACGATGTTGGTGAAGCCAGCGCCAGCGTTCTTATCGTCCGAGAAACGCTGATTGGCTTGCAGGCTGGCCAGATAGTAGAGCCAGTAAACCGAGTCAGCCAGAATAACGTCCGGCTTGTCGGAGCCGCGGATAGTGTTGATCCACGTTTTGTTCATGGCCGCCTGAATGGTAGAGGACCCCGGCGTGGCCGAGTTCGCTGCGAACCCGTACACGTAGTTTCTCCACCACGAATAAGTGGAACCGGAGATATCGCCCACCGTGTTCGTGTTGGTATCAGGGACCAGAAGCTGAAGGCCGCCGATTTCCTTGGAGTCACTGCCCGTGCCGTCCGCATAGAGCGCGGTGGCAATCGTGTTCTTCAAGGACTTTTCGAGGTTCCGGATGCGGGACTTGAGGAGGTTGTGGACCGCCTCCTGACCGCTGTTCTGGATTTCCTCGAGGCCGGTGATGACCACGGAGCCGACGAGCTGCTTGTACGAGAACTCAGCCGCGCTGAACACTTCACCCGGAGCGACCGAGAAGGTTTCGGCGCCCGAGAACCACTGAACAGTGGAGTTCTCAGCGTACTCGAGTTCTTGAACGATGGAGCGACCAGTGGCGGGCATTTTGTTGCCCTTCTTGTCGAGCCAACGCAAGAGCGCGTTGTGGTTGGTGATGTTATCGGCCAGCTTGCCGGAATATCCCTGCAAGGTGGTGGCCACGATTTCTGCAAAGTTGCTATTGGGTGCTGGCATGACTGTGGTTCCTTATTGGAAACCATGCTGGGCAAAGGCTTGGCTGATGTGTTCATCGAGCGAATTTGCAGACCTCGGCGTTGCCGCCGCCACGTTATTCTTGGGCGTGGGGCTTCCTGCCTTGCGCGCCCGTTGAATAGCGGCCTGCTTACTCGTCGCGTTCGGATCAGCCCTCTGGGCCACCGAAAGGATATCAGAGAAAGCCTCCGTCGCCAGCTTGTACGCATCCTGCAAGGTGGTGGCCTTACCAGCCCGGATCAGGTCGCCCATATACGGACCAAGCCGCTCTGCGGAAGGATGCAATGCAATCCCCGCCTCGTTCTTGGCTGAAATGAACTCCTTCCACTCCACCTCTGCTGCTTTGCGGTCATTCTGGTATTGAAGCTCTCGCTGCTCCTTCACAAACGCCTGCGCCTCTCTTAGCTGCGCATTGGTATCCTGTAGCTGGTTTTGGATTGCATGGAGGAAGGGGGCGGGCGCGGGGCCTTGACCATTCCCGTTGAAAAGAGCCTGAACAGGGATACGATATTCCTGCAACAGCATCGCAGCGGCCGCCAGTCGCTCATGCGGTTGGCCTTGCCGCAAGGTGCGCTCTATCTGCATCAAGCTGTTCAGCAATTCACCGGGAGGCTTCCCGTACTGCTGAGACATTTGCTGGAGATATTCTGCGTGCGGATCAAGCCCAGACGTATATGGCTCGTAGCGTGTGCGGAACTGGTTGAACTCGTTTCGCTGACTTTCAAACTCCTTTGCGCGCGCCTCGTAATGTGACAGGTAAGTTTGCTGCACATCACGTGGCCACGATGCAAAGACATTCCTCTGCGCCTCGTCCCAGTCATCTGGGGGGTTAAGGGCATCGGAATTACTGGAAGGCTTCGCCTCAGCCGGCGCTTTGCCTTCAATGTTCTCCATGACCTTTTCGTCACTGGGGTCGTACTCTGCCGACCCATCCAGCGCCGCGGTCAGAAAATCGTCCAAGGTCGCCTCGACCTCTTCAATTCCATCTTTCTCAGCCAAGGTTTGCTCCTCTCGTTAACCGCTCCCATGACGAGGCCGATATGCCATCGGGCCTGTCGTTCCCAAGCTGCCGGACGCCACGGCTTCTCTCGTACTCACGCAACGCGGAGCGGCTGGAAATCTCCACCCCCTCCTGGGTGACGAAGGGCTTAATGTCCGACATCACTTGAAAGGTTGACGATCCCCTGCTCAATGTTTCCCGTGGAACAAGGCTCCCGTCCGGCATCACTTTGTAACGTGTTCGCATCTTTCACGCCTTCGTTAATGCTCTGGAGGATGGCAAGGCAGCTATCAAACTGCTTAATTCCCCCGTTTTTTAATGCCCCGTCCACCAGCGCCACGATGGAACCGGCAACCTCACGAGTAAGGGTGACGGTGATTTTTTCCGGGAACTCCATAGGCCTCATTCTCTCCTCCATGGGATTACATCTTGTACGGCGGGCGTGGAACGCATGGTGTTCAATTTGTCCATGGTGGCCGGGACGCCGTATCCGGGTTGCATGTCTGGGGGCATGGGGCGCGGTACCGCTGGAGCCGGGGGCGGCGCGGGCATGAGCGAGGCCATGGACGGCGGGGCCGTGGGGGTGCCGTATCCGGGTTGCGCCGCCGGGGGCATGGGGGGACGGGCTGTGAAGCCTTCGGGGCTTCCATATCCGGGCTGGCCACCGGGGAGGCCGCCACCGCTCATGAACTGCTGGGCCACGGCGGCGATCTGCTGGGGCGAGATGCCCATGTTCAGAGCCTGCTGGATTTTCTGGCCAATTTCGCCGTTGAACATTCCCATTCCGGGAGCCGCCGACGCCCCACCGGGAGGAGGAGGAGATTGAGGCGTCGGCGGCATGGGCGGTCTGCCGAGAGGAGCGGCACCACCCAATGACGGAGGCGCGCTGCCGCCTGCACCCCCGGCATTCCGAAAACCTCCAAAGCCACCGAAGCCGCCGCCGCGCCCCCAAGCGCCGCCACCGCCTCCACCACCGGAGCCACCGCCCCATGATCCGCCGCCTTTACCCCACATGATTAGCCTCCCCTTTTAGGAGCCGGTTGCTGGGAACGCTGATACGCTTGTAGCGCCTGCTGCTGCTGCTGGTTCGCCATCTGTTGCATGTGGCGTTGCTGCTCGGCTGAGGTCTTTACCATAAGTTGCCGGTCGTCGCGATCTGCCTGCCGGTCGATCCGCGCCATATCAATCTGCCCCTTAACCGCAGCCACCTGAGCGGCGGCCTGAGCGGCAATCTATGGTAAAG